TCATCGGGACACGGACATAGATGGCATCGCCGCCGGCCCCGCCGACATTGCCGAACCCGCCGAGGCCGCCATCACCACCACCGCCGTCGACGATGCCGCCCGATTGCACGACCAGCGTCAGCGCGATCGTGTAGCTGCCGGTCGGCCACGTCCCGGTATCGATGCCGATGCCGCCAGCTGCCGTTCCACGGACCGTGACGCCGTTCGGGACGTTGAAGGTGACCGTGGCGTTGGAGTTGCCCGTATAGCCCGCTGCGTCAGCCAGGGAGCGGAGATTGACGGCCGATCCGCTGGTCAGGTTGATTGTGGCGGAGAAGGCCCCCGGAGGCGTCGCCGGCGTTCCTGCCGCACCCGGCGCGGCATAGACGTCCCAATAGGCGTTGGCCTGTGCGGTGCCGGTCGGCGCGTGGCCGGAGAAATTGTCCTGCGTCGCCACATAGGTGCCGCCGCCATAGGTGACGGTGTTGTTGGCATAATAGGTCGCGGTCGCGCTGTAATCGCCGCGTGGCGTGATGCCCGAGATGGACGTCGGGGTCGACCACACCCCAATGACGGTACCGAGCGATGTCTTGGTCGCCGTCGTCTGCCAGATCGAGCCGTCGCCGGTCGGAACATTGTCATACCAGCCCGACGGATTGTCGCCGGTCGGCGTCGCCGGGCGCGGAAAGGAGCGCTGGTATTTGACATCGCGATAGGCCGGGCGGCCGGGCGCCGACGTGATCGCGATCGAATAAGCGGTGGCCGTCGAGAGGTCCTGCAGGCCGCGCCCGTAGATGTTGAACGACGCCAGCTTAACATAGATCGTATCGCCGACGTTCGCCGGGTCATATCCGAACTTGAAGATCGCGTCATCGAGCCGGGCGAAACTGGTCCCGCTCGAATGCGAGCCTGAGGTCGTACCGCGCTGGCCACGGCGTAGCGAGGTCAGGTTGTAGTGGTTGGCAGAGGTCAGGGTCGCGGTCTGGAAAGCAATCACCTCATCGCCGACCAGGCATAGCGTCACCCCGGCATCGCGGTCAGTCGTGCTGACAGTTTCGAGCGTGCCGAGACTGGTCGAGAGGTCGACCGCGCAGGTATTGGTCGTGTCAGGATCGGCGCCGGCTGCCAGCGTGGCCGTCAGGGTGCCGTAGCGCGCCGGCCCGTCGATCGTACCGACCATGGAATAATTGCTGCCGTCGGTGCTGATCCAGACCTGACAGCCGCCCCAGGTCGCCGATGTCGAGGCAGCGGCCACCCACACCTCGGCATCGAGCCCGGCAAGGTTCGGCGGCGCGATGAACAGCCAGGGCGTCGAGACGCTGCCCGGCGCGATCTCGGTGTTCGGCGAATAGCCGGAGCCCGAGTGCGAGGCATATTGTGCCGCGGAGGCGACGCCCACAGGCACACCCTCGGCGGTGATCGATAGGAGGTCGTCGGCATCCTCGGAAATCTCGGTGATGCGGACCAGCTGGCGGTTCAGCTGCAGCGAATCGGTGGTTGTCGTCAGGGTGACGAGATCGGTCGGCTCGAGCAGCGCGAAGTTCCACGGCAGCTTGAAGGTGTATTTCTCGCGGGTGTAGAGGACGCGCTGGCCGTAGAGTTGGACCGCCTGGCGCGCGATCGCGGCGTCGCAGATCGAGTGGACCGTCGTCGGGTCCTGTTTGCGCCGGCCATAGGTCACGATGTTGTCGAGATCCTGCGCGACCGCGATGCCGACATTGTACTGATTGGCGCGGTCGAGGAACTCGAACTGGACGACGTTATAGGCGTCCGACTGGTCGACGATCTCGATCGAGACTGAGTTGCCGCTGTCGTCGACGATCAGATCGTCTTCGGTGAGATCATATGCCGGCGTTAGGTTTGGATTCCAGGTGACCGAGTTGCCGGTCGCTGATGCATCGCCATAGGGCCGGATCTTGAGCACACCCTCGGACCAGAACACGGCCGAGTTTGTTGCCGTCAGCCATTCCTCCATGATCGACGCCGCGCTCGATTGCGATTCGAGGACGGGGGAGAGCAACAGGTTGTTGGCGCGGCAATATAGCGAATAGTCGCTGAGATCGCCGATCAAGCCCGATCCCCACATCGGCACGCCGTAAGCCGGGTTGGTCAGGAAGTCGGTGATGATGTCCTTGGGATCGGCATCGCAGACGCCGCCGCCGAGCTGGGTCGCGAAGTCGATCTCGAAGCTGTGGTTCGGCAGGTTGGCGCTGTCGGCGAGGTCGTAATCCTGGGCATAGACATAGGAGATGCCGCTATAGGGGATCGCCTGGGCCGGGAACTTCGAGGTGAGATAGCTCCACACCGCTTGCGTCGGCGTCCCGGTCGCGAGGCTCAGCCCGGCGGCCGAGAGCGAGGTCAGGACCGACGTGTCCTTGTAGATCGTGCGGATGCCCTGGATGCCGGTCGAGCCGCCTTCGCAGATGCCCATCATGATCGACGCGGTGTAGGTATAGGTCGTGTTCTTCGATCCGCCGCCGAGACCCTTGCCGCCGCCCGTCTTCGTGGTGTGTGCCGTCGCGGTGAAGGCGCCGTACCACATCAGGTTGCACTTCATCCGGCCACGGCCCCAGCCCAAGGAGATGGGGAGACCGAGCGTGCTGGATTGGACCTGGATGCCGTTGAGCTTCGGCGCGGTGGTCGCGGTGGTCTTGCCGCCCATGATGGAACGTCTTACCTTTCATCCATGTCGATATGGCCGAATGACCGCGACCCGCGCCCCAGTCTCAACGAAGCAGAGGCATCGCTGCGCGCGGCATTTGGCGCTCTCCGTGAAGCCAGGCACCCGCTACCTGAGGCGCTATCGGTCTACGTCGGGCGCTTGCCGCGGAAAGCTTAACTGCCAAACAGCGTGAAAAACTTGACCGGACGCGATCGCAATTCCTCATCGCGATCGACGTTACCGCGGACGACGCCACCGCCACGGATCACGGCGTGGATCACTTCCGGCATGTCGAGCACGATCGCACCGTGGCTGAAGCAGCGCCCGAACTTCCAGATCGCGAAGTCGCCGGGCTCGACCCGTTTGCGCGGTATCTCGCGGGCATATTGGCGGACCCAGCCAAGATATTGTTCGTCGTCGCGGTGCAGCATCCATTGCGGCGAATATTCCGGGTTGGGGCCTTCCGGGACCAATCCCACCGTCCGATAGACGGCCAGCGGGTACATCGCGCAGTCGGTGCCGACGCCCTTGATCGCAGCGTGGGAATGATATGGCGTGCCTTCCCAGGCCAGCGCCTCGGCGATGACATCCTCGCGCGTCATCCGAACGCGGTTTCCGGGACCGGGACATAGGGAGTTGCCTTGAACCGCCCGAGATTATTGAACCGCGTCGTGCATCGACTCTGCGTCAGATCGCAGCCCGGATAAGCGGTGAAGGCATCGCCCGATGTCGGCGCGACCGGCAGCGGCGACACCATCGTCATCAGGCCGGAGCTATCATTGGACCGGACCGTCGCCGAGATGCCGGTATTGGGTCCGGACGTGAACACGATGCGCCCCTGCGCGAAATCGTTGGCCGTCGGCGTCAAGCTGGTATCGAACACGGTCTGCGTCGGCACAGGGGAGGCGCTGACAGTCCCTGTCACCGCGAACGATGCCGGATTGAGGGCACAGCCGGCGTCATAGACGGCATGGAGGCAGGCCGCCTGGTAGAGGTTGGCCGGCATGTTGGCGTTCAAGAGCACGGTCCAGGATGACACCGTGATCGTCGCCGAGTTGCCGGTGATCGCCGAGATCGCGGTGACGCGACCGGAGAACCGCAGCACGCTCCCGACGACCGGCAGATTCCAGTCGGTCAGGAAGGCGCGATCGAGCCGGACATTGGCGCCATCGAAGCCGTGGCCCCTGATGAACGGGATGATCGCGGTGCCATTGATCAGATCGTCGGCGTTGGCGGTGATCGCCATGTCGACGGTGGAGACATCGAGCCCGATTTTCTCGCTGATGTCCTGCCTCTCGATGCCCGGGCCTAACACATAGGTATGGCCACCGGACACAACAGGAACATCGGCGCTCGACCAGCGGATCACAGAACCGCCGCGCAGCGTGATCGTCCAGAGATCGACCATCTGGAAGTCGGCGCCCGAGTTGAGCAGGGTGATGAGGGGGCCGGGAGCCGCTTTCATTGGTCAGCCCTTGGTCGAGGTGAAGGAGAGCCCGCTTTGCGACCAGAGACTCTGCATCATCTGATTGAGCTCCAAGGTGTCGTCATCGAACCTGCACACGAACATGAACCGACCGGTCCAGGTCAGAGCCTTGCCGCTCGCCGGCGCGGTCGTGAACGTGATCGATCCGCGCGGGCCGATCGTGAATGCGGAGATCGGGGTCGTGTCAGCGAACACCGTCGGGGTGCCGAGAACGCCGCCGACCGGTTCAGTGAAGGTCGAGCCGCCGAAGGTCATCGAGCGGGTCAATTGGAACGTCGTGGTGACGCCATCGCCGGTGCCAAAGCGTTGCGAGGTGACGGTGTTGTCGCCCGGATCGTAGAAGAAGAATTCCTGATACTGCCCGGCATGGAGCAGGAAGAAGGCGGCGAGCCGGTCGAGGTCCGGGGTTGCCGGGAGATCGCGCAGCACCTCGTAGGCGACCTTGAACTGCCAGCGCGGATAGGACCAGGTCTTGCGGCGCCGTTCCCGGCCGGACGAGGTGGTCGCGATCTTCGTCGCCCAGGTTGGGGTCTTGGCGACCAGGAACGATTGCCCGATGAGTTCCGGGAACACGTCTGGATCGTCGATCGATGGATCGGAGGTGATGAGCCAGCGTGTCGGCAGGTAGAGTGCTGGCAAGGTGGTCTCCGTGTGAAGTCGGCCGCGCGCCGCAATGGCGTGACCGATCGCGCGACTTGACGCTGCACCCAGCCCGCGCGCAGGCTATGTCCAGCGGGAGGAGGTAACGATGCTTAAGTGGTTACTGGCGCCGGTCGCGCTGATGGTAATGACGACATCGGCTACGGCCGACGGTCAGGACAGAAAGCAGAACGCCGCTGCAGTCGCCGCGATCAAGGTCCGTGTTGACCAGCTGCGAGCCAATCCCCAATCCCGGAAATGCCTTGGCGCCGATGCGGTGACTTGCCTCGCCAGCCTGAGTTTCGGCGTCGCGATCACGACCGAACCGCTCTGGATGGGCGGCGGCTTCAAACTGCCGGGGTCGGTCGAGCGGGACATCGATGGACGCCCGATTCCCCAGCTGGTGGAATTCCTCGTGGCGTTCGGCCCAAAAGACCGTGACCTGTTCGGACCCAATATCGTGCGAGCCCAGCTGTGGCTTTCCGACGGCGAGCATGTGAGCGAGATCAAGTTCTTCCCGAAGGAGGCACCTCTGCTCGCGCGAACCAAAGAGGAGTGGGACGAAACCCACATTTTCGACATCGCGACTGCCGTCCTCGGCCAGGCTTGCGTCGGTCCGGATCGACTTGCTTTTTACCGCCGATACGACACTATTCAGAAGCAGATCATCGTCCCGGATAACATCAGCGGCTCCATCGCGGATCCGACCGTATCATCCGGCACTTCCGGAGAAGTTACGATCTGCGGAGCGATGATGTCAGCAGGATCGGCGTCCGGCATTTCCGCCAGCGTCGGGACATTCGGCGGGTCGTCGATCTCATTTTCCCTGCCAACGCGCTAGGCCGGCAGCGCGAACCCCAGCTTGCCTTCCCGGTGCGCCATCTTCATCGCCTTGGCGAAGGCGTTGCGGTTGGCGATGATCTGCGCCTCGGTCAGCCCGCGCGCGCTGTGGTCATGGTAGTGATAGCCACCGCCGGACGATCTGCGGTCATTGTCCGCGATCGGGGCGTTCGAGTTGGCGCCCCCGCCGAGCAATGAACGCAGCGGTTGCGCCGCCCATGCCGGAAGCACCATTTCGTTCTTGTGCAACTCGGCCAGGGCGCCGTCGAATGGGACGTCGAACCAGCCCCCGGCAGCAGATGCCATCGGCAGAAAGGACATCGCCCCCGCAACGGCAGACGCTGCGGCCGCCGGCGCCAGTTCGGGACCAACGATAGGGATCGCGGCGGTTGCGGCGTAAGCGGCTGCACCAGCCTGACCCGCGCTCGATACAACCGATGCGGCGCCATCCGCCCCCTGCGCGGTCCTTTTGAGCAGAAGCGTCGAAAGTTCCTGGGCGATCCAGTTTTCCAGGATCTTGGCGATGGCGTCGCCGATGGCCTGCTGTACGGTCTGCCAGAGGCCCTTGATCGTGGCGGCGAACCCCTGCTGGAGGGTGATCATCTTGGCGATGTTCTGGCCCCACCCGGCCGCAACCTGGCTGATGGCCTGCCGCTCGATCGCCGTCCGTTCCAGCGTCGCCCTGCGGTCGATCTGGGAGAGCTTGGCCTGATGGCTTTGCTCAAGCATCTCAATCTGCTGATTGATCTTCGCAAACGCCGCAGGGTCGCGATTAGGATCGATCAGCGCCTTGCGCTGGGCGAGCGCCTGCGCCTCGATCTTATAGCGCTGATCTTCGAATTGCTTTTGCTGGGCGAGCAATTGCTGGTTGGTGATGACACCGAGTTGGTTTTGGAGTTCGGCGTCCTTTTCGGCTTCATCGATCCGCCGCAACTGCATGTCTTCGATATGCTTGAATAGATCGTCCTGGATGCGCCTCTGCTCATCGGCACCGCGGCGCATGATGTCGGTGATCTGTCGCTCCGCGTCCTGCGCCTGCTTCGACTTGTCGCCATAAGCCCGCTTATAGGCTGCCACGATCTCTGCGGCGATCCGCTGCATCTCGGGCATGTTACCCTTGGCGGCGTCCAGTTCGCGCTTCAGCGTCGCGATATGGTCGTCGAAGTCCTCCTTCCGAGCGGCGAAGCTGGCGTCATAGTACTTCGTCTTGACCGCGATCAGTTCCTCATGGGACAGCTTCACGGTGTCGAGAATATTGCGCCAATAGGCCGCTTCCTCGGCCTTCGACATCTCGCGGAACGAATTGTCGGCTTCGTCCTCTTCCTGAAGGGCAAGCTTCTTCTCGGACAAGCCCTCCTCGAATTCCGACATGCGAGATTTCGGTTCCTTGGCCTTGCCCTTCTTGTCCTTGCTGAAGTCGACCGGAGGACCACCGACGGGCGATTGTAGCGTCTCGATCCCCGTCTTCTTAGATGCCGGCGGCGTGATTTGCTGCATCGCCCATTTGGTAAAATCAGCGGACACGCCGCCGGCCGCCGCGATCTCCTTGGCGGCCTGGATCCGGAAGTTCTGCGCCTCGCGCACAATCGCAGCCCCGCGCGCTGCGACGACGTTCTGGATCATGGCCATGCCATTGTCCCATGTCTGCGCGATCTTGCCCCATTGCAGACTCAAGGCCTCCTGGACGACGGTGCCGAGCAAATTGACCTCGGCTTCGATCTTGTCGATCCAGTTTAGGAAGTCCTCATAGGTCGTCTTTACACGCGACCACCACAAAAGGGTCTCAGCGACGAAGATGTGGTAATTCATCACCATCGTTTCGATGGCGTTGACGAACTGGACCTTGAGGTATGTGCCGTTCTCAGCGACCTGCGCGAAATAGGTCTTCATGGCAGTCGACCAGTCGCTCGCCTTCTGGCCGCTAGTCGAAAATATGCCACCGAACGCGTCACCGACATCGGCGAGCATGGTCTTCAGAGTCGACAACACCCCAACGATGCCATCGAAGATAACCTTCCAGGTTCCGCCTTCGATGTAGCTCTTCGTAACATTCGAGGCGAGCGTATTGAAGTCGTCGACCACCTGCTTGAGCATCGGTGCGAATGCAGAAGTCATGGTGTTGCCGAGACCGTCCCATGCCAGCTTCGATTCGTTCACGCTTTCAGCCAGCGCGAGGCCCTTCTTGGTGGCATCCTCGTTGATGACGCCATATTCTTCCGACTTGCGGTTGAGTTCAGCGAGGCCATCCGCGCCCAGGTTGAGGAACGGGATCATCTGGGCGCCAGCTCGGCCCATGGTCTGGAACGCAAGCGCTGCTTTCTCCGGGCCGCCCTCCAATCCCTTAAAGCGGTTCATCACCGCCTCAAGCACTTGCATCTGCGTCGCGCCGTTCTTGACCTCGATGCCGAGCTTGCGGAAGGAATCCGGAGCCGTCTCGAACTTGCGGTCCATGAGCGTCATGCCGCGGGCGAGCGTGTCGAAGTCGATGCCGGTTGCAACGGCAGCGCCGCGCAATGCCTGTACCTGTTTCGTCGAGATGCCGAGGATCTGGCTCAAGTGCTCGGTGCGCTCGGCCGCCTCGCCCATCTTCTCGGCGACCTTCTTGATCTCCTCGACGGCGAACGCCGCCAACAGGAGTTCGCCGAAGCCGAAAACGGCTTCTTTCATCGACACGATTGCTTCAGCGCCTTCCCGAGCCGACAAGGCCATCTCGCGCAGCGATAGACCCTCTTTCTCTGTCTCCGCTTCCAAAAGGCCCATCTCGGCCGTCATTTCCGCAGTCGAGGCTGCCCCGGTGGTCATGCTCGCACGGATCTCTGCCGCCAGCGTGTTGAAGCCGGCGTTAAGAGCTTGGAGCGTATCCTGAAGACCGGCCATTTCGGTCTTCGTAAGATTGACGGCAGGCGCAACGCCCGACGCATCTGCCGAGATCAGGATCCTCGCTTCGTTGTCACCCGGCATTGGGATTTAGCCCCTTCAACTTTTCAAGGATCGCGGCGGATGCGGTAAGAGTGTCACCGCCCGCGATCGGCATCGGGACGGCGGCGGCGAGATCGGCGAGCGTCGGTTGGTGCGCATCGATCTCCACCGTCTCGGCCCGTTCCTCGCGATTGGCATTCTTAAGCAGGTCGACACCGAGCGCCGCAGCGATGTGTAGGGCGGCGATGTTCAGCGGCGGCCCGACGCGCTTCCACGACCGGGCCTGTGCATCGACATCCTGCAGGGTCCAATGCTGCTCGATCGCGGCCTTGGAATGACCCTCGAGCCCGGCGCTCACCAGGTCGTGGATGAGATCGGTCAGGCTTTCTTCGAGGCTCCCGCCGGCTTCGCGGCCACGGGAGCCTTCGCTTCCCCCGCCGATTTCAGCCCGGATTCCTTGGTGACGTCGAGGAAGGATGCCTGCATGGCGACGAAATCGTCCATGCCGACATTCGCCTCGAGATAATCGGGCGTCAGTTCCGGATCGATTCGGACGAGCCCGATCGACATCACGTTGAGCAGGTCGAGTGCGGAGTCTAGGACATCGACAAGGCCGGTGCCGCCCTCGCTGCGCTTCTGGATCGCATCGATGAACGGCGCCGCCTTGCGGAGATCGCCCAGCTTGTAGGGCGCGATATCGAAGTCGCGCCCCAAGATGGTGAGCTTGGCCATTACTGCGCCGAGCCCCACTTCAGGACGTTGCCCGACGCGTCGGCAAACGCCGAGAAATCGAGTTCCGGGATCATGAAGTCGTCGATCTTGGTCTGGAGCGACAGCTTCGACGACACGCAGGCATACAGCGTGAGCGCCAGGCCGTTACCGCCGAGTTGGTTGAAGAAGTCGGCGCGGAAGGTCGGTGCCTGGCCCATGGCGACGTTCTGGACCAGCGACGTCTTCGCGACGGTCGAGGTCGCGGTGTACTGGTAATTGATGAAGACCAACTGTCCGGTGTCCGCCGCGGCAAAGGTGTAGACGCCGGTGGCGACGCTGTACTGGCCGGTCGCAGGGGCGGAGGCGACGCGCGTCATCGGGTTGCCCTGGGCGTTACGGACACCAAGGTCGGCCGACCACGTGCCGGAACCAGGAACGGTCGGCGTGATCTGAAAGGGCGTCGCCGGGATCGTCGCGCCGGTCGTGTCGACGACGTTGCTCAAGAGGCTCGACGTCATCGTCTGGCCAAAGAACAGTGAGTTGAGGATCGCGCCGTTGAACTGGCCATATTTGGCCTTGCCGGTGATCTTCATCTTGCCGCGGCCGACGGCGACCGGGAACTGGTTCGAGCCGTAGAGCTCCTTGATGTCGCCCGAGATGTCGATCGACACTTCCTGCGTCACCGCCAACATGAGCGGGGTCGGGTTCGCCACTGCGGCGCCCGTGGCATCGAAGGTCGGCGTGCCCCACAGCACGCCGGCACCAAAATTGTACATTGCCATGTCAGAAATCCTTTCTCAGATCGGTAGGTTAGGCAGCCGAGAAGCCGGCGCGGGTGAGTTGGAGACGCTCGTCATCGCTGAGATCGTCGGGAGCAGTCAGGGCACCGTCGACGACCTCGATCTCGCGACCGGTCGAGAAGTAGATCGCGGTGACGTGCTCGGGCGCCGTGAAGGTGTTCGGCAGCTTCGTGGGAGATGCGGCCGACGCAGCGGTGGCATCGGTGGTTGCCGGCGCGGCAATATCCGCGTCGGGCGATTCGGCCTTGGCCATGTCTCGGTTCTCCGTTCAGGGAAGGATGACGGTGATCGGCACGATGAGCATGGCCTGACCGTCGAGGTCGCCGTTATCCTTGTGGATCGTGCCGTCGATGAATGCCCGATAGGCGAGTCCGCCAAGCGTCTGCCGCGCGCCGGGGAGCGCGGGCCGAAACTTGGCCTCAAGCGCGTCGAGGATATCGTTGCTGGTCTGCGCAGGCGTCGCGGCCTGGTCCTTGCCGCCGCGGTGGTAGATGATCCAGTTGGCGCGGACGGTGCGCTTGTCGAGTTGGCCGTCGATCGAGACCACGGATTCACCCGCCTCGACCTGATATAGCGATGGCGAGGGAGCCTTGTCCCACACCTTCAATCGGCGCGATCGCTCCGCGAATTGCTCGCCAGAGCCCCAGGAGACGTCGCTGAGCGCCAACAGGGCGTCGAACACAGCATTGCGGCTCATTGGCCTAGCGCCTGCTGTGCGCCCCTCAGGGCGGCTTGTCTGAGGCCTTCCACGATGTCGCCGGCCTGGTCCGCGAGGGACGATCTTAAAAACGACCTCTCGGGCATCTGGGAGCCGGGGTGATGCACGATCTTGGCGAACACGGTCTTGCCGCCAATCGCGAACGCCAGCGCCTCGGCCTTGTTCGGGACGATATCGTGTGGCGGCGTCCGGCCGCCATATTCATGGATCGCGGCGTATTTGACGTCGCCGGCGGAGAAGACCTCGCCGACGACGACATCACCATCCGTGTGCGTTTCTCGCTGTATCGACTGCGCGAGCTTGCCGCTGCGCTGCTTCAAGACCTGGCCGTGCAACTTGTCATTGATGACGTGCTGCTGAAGGTTGATCGTCAGTTGCTTCATTTTGGTCGCAACCGCCGCGATGACCTGTGCCGGCATCGCATCGACTCCCGCGAGCAGCCTGCCCGCATCAAGTTCCGCAGTCAGCATAGCGGCGCGCCCGGAACATAGTTCTGCAACCGCGCCATGATGGCCTTGTGCATCGCCTCACGGCTGAACGCGACGGTGGTCTGACCGCCGCTCGAATGGCTGGTCTCGCCGATATGGGTCCGGGAGGTGTAGGCCTCGCCGACCAGTTCGGTCACGGCGAGCGCGAGGTCAGCCGGGACGGTGTCATAGCCGGCGGTGTAGATCACCTTGACCATGTCGTTATACGGCATGCGGACGCCGACCAGGATCAGGCTGCGGCCGTCGGTGCCGACGCCATAGGTCGCGTCGGTGACGTCGACGAAGGTGTCGATCGTGGTGCCAGCCCATGAGATCGACTGGATCGATTGGACCGGCCAGCTGCGCAGCAGGAAGCGCGAGCCCCCGGTGCCGCGATAGGTCTCGGTGTGGGTCGCGGTCAGAATCTTGCGGTTGAGGCTGTTCTCGACGAACGCCGAGACTTGGGTCACGAGGTCGGTCAGCAGGGGATCGTCATTGCTCGTCGAGATGTTGAGCCAATTCTTGACCGCCGCGAGCGTGGTCAGATCCCCTGCCGCCATCGTGTCAGGCCTTCTTCGCCGTGACGAAGCGGAAGCCGTGACCCATCAGGTCGGCAGCCGCCGCCGGAGGGACATGGACCGCGCCGTCATCGTCGGGCACATAGGAGGTGCCATCCCAGGAACAGCCGGCCAGGTCGTCGTTATGCATGAGGACGAGGCCGCCGTCATAGACGGGCTCCTCGGCCACTTCGACGGGCTCGTCGGCGACGACCGCGGGCGCTTCCTCGACCGGATCGGTTAGTTCGGCGATCGCGGCTTCGATCACGGGAATTGCGGTGACGCGCTGGTCGTCGCCTTTGCCCTGTTCGGCGGCAAGCACGAGCTTGCGCGAGGGCAGGTCGAGCGTCGCAAGTTCGTCGGTCATCGCGGCGATGCTCATCGATGCGATCTCGTCGGCGCGCGACTCGTCGATGCTGATCAGGTCAGCCATTGGAATTCTCCGGAAAAATGGCCCCGCCGTTTGCCGCGGCGGGGCCAGGATCGGCCCGAGCAAGGGATGGAACTCGGGCGGGAGGCTCGTCAGCCGTTGGCGATGTTGTCGATGACGCCCATCGCGAACGGCGCATATACGGCCAGCACTTCCTCGACATAGACGCCGGACATTTCGGCGCGCGTCGTGATCGGCCAGTCGATCTGGTAGTAGTCGCGGCGGACCTTCATCTCCGCGACGTTCGGCACCTCGGACGACTGGTACTGGACCGGCAGGTCGCCCGCCCAACCCAGGATCGTGCCCGCCGACATGTTCGGGTGCAGCCGGATCGGGATTTTCTTGTTGAGGTACGGGTTGTAGTAATATTCCACGTTCCCGCCGGCGGTGAGGATGGCCTCGCCCTTCGCCGGGTCCTGGAAATAGTTGAGCAGCGAGGCCGAACCCGACGACAGCACCTTCTTGGTGATGTTCCGCTGTTCCTGCGAGTTGACGTAGAGGACGTCGACCGAGCACTGGTAGTTGTCCCACATCGACTGCATCATGTCGTCGATCTCGTTGATCGAGCCCTGACCGGACGAGGTGAGCGGGGTACCGGTACCGGGCGTGCCGGTGGCCAGTGCCTTGACGTAGGCGCCCGAACCCGACTTGAGCGCGGTCGTCAGCAACCCGTCGAAGGCCAGCGTGTTGGTCGAGCAGTCCTGGGTGACCGCGGTGGCGGCCTGACCGGTGCCGGCGAGCGGGGCCGAGAAGGTGGCGGAATTGATCGAGGTGATCTTTTCCAGCTTCTCCGAGCCGGACGCGCCGACGAACCAGGCATAGCCGACAGCACCCTGGATCGGGGTCGCACTGACCGAGAGGGTCTGGCCGAGGGTCACCGCCTGGCTGGCAGCCGCCGACTTGTTGGACGAGCCGCCATAGATGGTGAACGTCTTGCCGTCGGCACCGGTAACCGTCTTCGAGGTTGCCACACCGTTGGCGAGCGAACTGTTCCGCATGCCTTCCATGGTGAGGGCAACCACGATCACCGAATAGGTGAGGGCCGGGAGAGTAGCGCCGCTGCCCGCCGCCGATGCGGTCGGGGTGGCCGGCGTGCCGAGCGCGAGCGAAGCGTTGCCGAAGATGACGCCCGCTTCTTCCTTGAGCATCGTCTTCTGCAGCAGGCGGGTCGTCATCGAGGCCTTGATGTCCTCGAAGGTGCGGCCGGCGCTGATGGCTTCGAAGGTGGCCTGGTCTTCCTCGCCCAGCGTCACATACGGCGCGGCCTTGTTGGTGGTCGAATACGACATCTGGCCGGCGCGCTGACCTTCCGGCACCCAGCCGGTGTTGTCGAACCCCGAACCGGTGATGGCGTTGACCGCCTTCCAGTTGGTCGCCGTGCCGGTCCCGCCACCGACGCGCGGCAGCATTTTGATGATCGGAGTATTGACCGGGTAGAGGTTCTTCGCCGGCGCCTGCAGGTCATACGCGACCAGGCCGGTGCCGGTCGTGATCGCCTTCTCGACCATGTCGGGACGGCCGCCGGCCATCAGCATGATCTCGCGGGCGATGTCCTCGCTGGGATTGGTCAGGCTGGTGACGAGAGCCTTCTTGATCTCGTCGGGGGTGATCATGTTCATTCTATCCGTCCTTCATGGATAGGCGCAGGGGTGCGATCCGCGCCGCCGGGTGGCGGGCGGTGGCAGGGCTTTCGCCCGTGCCGACGATCAGACGGCTGCGCGGGCCGCCGTGACCGGGATGGGGTTGCCGAGCGCGATCTTGAGCAGGATCTGCCCTCGCTCGGCTTCGGGGAGGCTGTCGATGACCTTTTGCAAGTCCTCGGCGCTGATGGAGGCGACGCCGGCGTTAGTACCAGGTGCGGCATCCTCGACCTTGCTCACCGCGCGCAACGGGCCGGATGCCGTCTTCGGCGCGGCCGGCTCGGCTTCGACCTGTTCGAGGCGCTTGGTCAGGTCCGCTATCGTCGTCTCGAACTTCTTGGTCAGTTCCTCGACGGCAGGGGCGGCATCGGTGAGGGCCTTGGCCAGCCGCTCGTTTTCGGCGACCAGCGCGGCCTTCTCGATTTCTGGATCGACACCCTCGACCTTCGCGCAATTGTCTTTGTCGCAGACGGCACCGAGTTTCGCCATGTGGTCATGGCTCTGCTGGATCATCGCGGCGTCGCGCTTCGAATTGCGGGCGCCGACCTTCTCCATCAGGTCCGTATCGGCCTTGACCAGATCGACAATCTCGTTGGCGAGCACGATGATTGCGGCGTCATCGTCACCCTCGACCATCGTCAGGGTGAAGTCGGGCAAGTTGGTCGTGATCGAGGTCAGCAGCTCGGCCGTTTCCTCGTTGGCAAGCGAGATGAGGAACGCCTTGACGCGGCTGACCAGATCAACGGCCATCGCTGGCAGCGGGGAGGTGGTGTCGCCTTCATCGCGAGCTTCCCATGCGATCGACGAGGCAAGCGATCCGATCTGCTGCAGGACGCACGCGGCGTTCTCGATCATCCAAAGACCCTTGGTCAGGTCGTTGGTCTGGATCGTCTTGGCGATAAGGGACATCGCAGCGCCCGCTTTCGCCATGTCGGCGAACGGGCCGGTCGTTTCGACGATCGCGGGGACCGTCACGACGTCGTTCGCCTTCTCGATGGCTGCGACAAGCGCGGCGGCAGGATCGACGACTTCGGCAACGGCATCGGCCTGATCGGCGGCGAGCTTGGCTTCGTCGGTGGCAGCGGCTTCGACCGCCGCTCCCTCGGCCTGGGCTTCGGCTGCATCGGTGGGAGCATCGCCGGTCTCCACGCCGGCCACCTTCGCGGCATCGTCTTCCTCGTCATCGCCGAGATCGGCAGAGAGCGCGTCCGAGATCAGCGTCTCGCGCGCCTTGAACAGGAAGTCCTTGTACTTCTTCGACCCGGCCTCGGTGGCGAGTTCGCGTGCCTTGGCGACGACTTCGTCACCGGTGGGGACATATTGGGTCATATCGGCCTTCCACATGCTGATGACGGCGTCCGGATTGCACGGGCTGTCTACGAGGGAAATTTCCACCAGGCGCAGGCCGGTGATAACGGAGCGATCGGTCGGATCGCGCTTCAGCACCTTCCCACCGACGGAGAAGCCGGCATAGACGCCGGTCTTCACCTTCGTGATGGCGAGGGGGTCGACGACATGGGCGCAAATCTGGGTTTCGCCGGCACCGTCGACATCAGCCTCCAGCACCTTGCCGGCGGCGAGCGGTTCGTGCATCTCGCGGAGCGCCGGAAACTTGCTGTAGTCGGGAAGCGCGGCCTTCATTGCCTCGGCGGTGATCTTCTCGCCGGCATGATCGACGGCTTCGGACGAGGCGACGCCCCAGACCTTGATCGTGCCGTCAGCTTGATCCTCGACTTTGGTGATGGCGCCGAATTGGCGAACGGTCGCCATGGCTCAGACCGCCGCGCCGGAGGTCGGGTTGCGCCAGACCTTGCCGTCGAAGATGATGTCAAAGCCGAGCGTCGCGTCATGGAAGCGCTGGCCCTTCACCGGGTTTGTCGGGCGCGCGGCGGTCGCGCCCACGGAATCCGACGATGAGGTCCAGCCATTGGCGAGCAGGACTTGCGCGTCGCCAACCGGCACGTCGAGCGTCGAGCTTAGCGCGCAGGTATAGGTCCGGCCGCCGGGCACGGTGAGGGAAGGGTGCAGCCCGTCAGCGGGCGGCATCACGCGGATGGTCATGGGCTGTCCTTTCAGGATTCGTCGTCGGTGGCATCGGCGCTGTCGGCCGGGTCGGTCGCTTCGGCGGTGGTGACGCACGAGCAGCGAGGGTGCGCGGGCTCGAAATCGTCGCCGCTGGAAAAGGCTTGATCGAGCGGGATATCGCCCTCTGCTTCATTCCCGAGGCATTCGTCGCAGGTGTCGTCGTCGTTACTGGTCTGCCACGACTTGGTGATCACGAGCCCGTCAGCCTGTGCCTCGGCCCATCCGGCACCCTTGCCGGCGCCGTTGGCCATGGCGACCTCCGTCTGCGCGATCGTGGTGGCGCGATCCTCGGAAAACGCCGCAGATTCCTGGATCGCCTCGGCGATGGCGTCGGTCCCGATATTCTGCTCGAGGCCGTCGGCGATGATCGACCGCATCATGTTGCGGGTGCTTTCGACCAGGCTTTCGTCGCCATCGACCGAAACCAGTTCGGCGCCACGCTCCTTCACCCAGGCGACGGCACGGTCATAGACCCGGTTGGTCAGGCCCTCGTCGGGCTTGATCCCGAAAGCATCGACCGCGAGCTTGGCGCTGTCGGCGGCGAGATCGCCGAGATCATCTTCGATCAGTTGCTCGATCTGGAGCAGTTCGTCGAACGATAGCCCCGATGCGATGGCGTCGGCGATGCGTGCCGCCGAGATCTTCGGGTCTTCCTCGGCCTTGCCCAGCTTGGCCAGCGCCTTTTCGACCGCAGCAGCGGTGGCGTCGCCCTCGGCGGCAAGGATCTTGGTCAGGCTCTTGGTCAGGCTGACCTTGGCGCGGCGGGCCTTTGGGCGAGCGGCGGTGATCGGCGCGATCTTGGCCAGCTTTTCGGCTGCGGCGGGTTTCGCCGGCTTCGGGGCCGTCTCGTCATTCGCCGGCACCGGCTTGCCTCCCGGCGCAGGTTCGGCACCCGGCGCGGGCACAACGACCTGTTCCGGCGGCTCCGGCGGATTGATCACCGATTCGAGCGTGACCGCACCGCTGGCGGTATAGATCAGCGGCTTGGCGCCGAGCCCATCCGGCAGCGGATCTTCACCGCGGGCGTCACGAACCTCATCGATCGTCTTCGAGCCGTTGCGCAGATCGGCGTTGTCGATCTCGGATTGCTCTTTCGCGCTGGTCGAATCTTCCTTGGCCCAGGCGAACTCGAGATCGGCGTAACCCATCTCGTCCTGGATGACGTCGTCGATCCAGCGCTTTGCCCAAAGCTTGAGCGGTTCGAGGCCTTCCTCAAGCGCGCGCTCCTGGTCCGTCTCCCCGGTCGAGCGGTTCATCTGCCGGATGAACGGGGTGGGCGGCAGCGAGAACGCGAACGCCACGATGCGGGCGAGCCATTCGTCGAACTCGTCCTTGACCGGGGCGGACTTGAACGCGGTGTACTGCGAGCCAGCTGGCCCCCAGATCAGCTTGTTCTGCTCGCCCTGGTTGCCGCTGATGCGGTCATCGAACCACTGCTGCAGTTCCTGGATCTTGCGGGCATCCCAGCCGTCCGGGGCGTTGAGCAAGCCGGCGGGCACATTGCCTTCCGTGAAATATGCCAGCTGCGACGCCTGCCGACGCAGGATCGTGTTGATGGTGACGATGATTTGCTCGACCGGCCCGAAGCCATAGAGGTGGTTCGGACGGGGATTGCGCGGCACATAGAGCAGATCGGCGTTGGTCAGATCAGCCCAGGCCACGCCCTTGATCACCTGCTGATAGGCGAGATCGCTGGCACCACGCGGGCGACGGCCGGTATCGTCGACCATCGGGTGAATCGTATCGCCGGGGACGATCTCCAGCCCGAGCAGCTTGCCGCCGCGAGTCCGTCGCTTCTCGAATGCCGGGGCATCGAGCGCGAGCAGGTCTTCGAGGCTCTGCCGCAGGAACGTCGCGAACGGGGTGACACCATCCGGCTTGCGCCAGAACTTCGTCACCTCGACGATGCGCGGGTCCTCGCCCTTCTTCTTGTTGTCGACCGGCTTGATCTGCCAATCCAGCCGCTCGAACTGGTCCTTGCGGGTCTCGATCGCGAGCCGGATCAATTCGACATTGGCGAAGGCGCGCAGGGCCGGGAATCCGAATTGCTCGTAGGCGCGGGGCCGCAGCGTGGCATTGATGTTCGGCTTGAAGTCGAAGCCGCGCACCGGTTCCTGCACGACGGGTGTGAGCGGGATGCCTGGCGAGAACGGACCCCACGCGCTGGGATTGGTGCCGGCCCAGCTAAAGGTGATGTTCGTCTGCACGCCGCCTTTCGGCATCGGATTCTCCTTCAGGCGCCGGCGTCAGCCATGAAGCGCTCATATTCCATGCTGCCGGGAGCGTAGGGGCATTGGACCGCGGCGCGGCGTTGCGCCCGCTCGGCCTCTTCGATTTCCGCCGTCGCCTTCGCCGCGTTCTGGTCGCGGACTAGGTTGAGGAACCCGGCCGATGCGACCAACTCGCGTGACATGTAGGCGAGGGCCTGCGTCATCGAGTCGACCTGGTCGTCATGCGCCGAAGCCGGGAACTGCGATGTCTCGCCCGTGAAGTCCGCTAGCCACATCGCGCCTTCGGGCAGGAAAGTCCGCCCGCTTTCGATCACTGGCGTAACGGCGTGCGCGCGCGCAATCTTGTCGGTGTCGACCGGGATCGGAATAATCGCCAGCCGCGTGTCGCGACGAATCTCCTGAATCAGCGATTGGCCCGACGCTTTGTCCTCGACCAATATCGCGTCAGCCGTTCGTCCGCCGAATTCCTTGGCGGCTAGCGCGACCACCTGTCGTTTGAGTTCTGGAAATTCGACACGTTCCCGCCAGACGTCGATCAGGTAATATCCGTCGTCGCACTCCGCCCAGGTCGTGCAGACCGACGGGTCGTTATCCGTCTTCGCCTTGAAGCCAGTATCCCAGCTTTGGACGATCCGTCGCGGCTTGGGCAGTGCTTCGGGCCGGTAATACCGCCACCACGTCGACTTGAAGATACCGCCGCCGGCAGGTGCCGGGCGCTGCTGCAGCTGGCCAGCGGTGCCGTAGGAGCCGAGCGAGGCTTCGAGCGATCTCAGTTCGGTTTCGCCGACGCGCGCCGGCCAGAGCAGTTCGCCGCGCACCTTGCGGGGATCGCCGGCATAGACGTGCGGGTGATCCTCTTCGTAGCGCGCTGGCAGGCAGAGCACCGTCCACGGCTCGCCCTTAGCCAGAATGTGCCCGACCAGGTCGTCCTCGTGTAGGCGCTGCATCACGCCGACGTATGCGCCCGTCTTCGGATCGTTGAGGCGGGTCGACATGGTGTTGTCCCACCAGTCGTTGACCGCCACGCGCGCCGTAATGCTGTTCGCTTCCTTCGCCGACAGGGGATCGTCGAACATGACCACGCTGCCGCCTTCACCGGTCGCGGTGCCGTCGACCGACGACGCGATGCGATATCCGCCGCGGTTATTCTCGAACCGGATCTTGGTATTCTGGTCGCTGGTCAGGGCGAAGCGGTCGCCCCAGAGCGCGCGATACCAAGGGCTATCGATGAGACGGCGGCATTTGACGTTGTCGCGCACCGACAGCGAATGGGCGTAGCTGGTCGAGAGGAAGCCAACGCCGGGCCCGATCAGCGGCATGCCGCCGACCGATTCGAGCGTCCAGACCCAGGCCGGCCATGCGACCGAGACTAGCAGCGACTTCATGTGCCGCGGCGGGATGTTGATGATCAGGCGCCGCGATCGGCCGAACGTCACCGCTTCGAGGTGCTCGCAGATCGTTTCGATGTGCCAGTTGTCGACGAACTCGGCGGGGTCGATGTACTTCCATGCCGCCTTCACGAACTCGTGAAGCGATCGGCAGCGCGCCCGGATCTCGATGGCGTCGCGGGCGACCCGTTCCAGTTCGCGCCGCTCCCGCTCGGCGGCGATCGATGCGAGCAGGTGGTCAGGATTCCCCGTCGCTACCCGGATCACGTCCGCCAAGGAGCTTGGCGGCCTGTTCGAGGAGGGCGAGCTGGTCATCGGTGTATCCGCTCATGTCGCGATGCTCGATCGGAGCGCCGTTGGGCCCGCTGTGTTCGTGGGCGGTGACCTCGCGGAAGCGGCGGCGAGTTTTCTCCCACCAGATGATGCACGTCGCGTTGCCCTTCATGCATTCCCGGAACAGCGCGCCTTCAACCATAAGGTCGGCTTCGGCCGCGCCTTCGTTGAATTCCTCGCGGCAGTGCTTGACGAGCGTGTCGACGGTGGTTCCCACGACGCTAGCGATCGTTTCCTGCGTCGCGCGTCCGGCGAGGAACCGAACGATCATCCGCTGCTCTTCCGTTGGCGTCCACGGCTTCCGTCCGCCATTGCGCGGGGTCACGCGCGGCGCGCGCTCCCGCTTCGCCTGCGGCTTCGCTGGCGTTGCCATGTCAATCTCCGGTGGGGTGCTGCGGCCTCACGCGCAACGGATGAGATCACCTCCAATCCAGTTGAGGCGCGGGGCCTGAAACGAAAAACCGCCCGACGACCTTGCGGCCCGGGCGGATTTATAACTCATGGCGGATTTGATTACAGTGCCACGCCCCGATTTGCAATCCGAATTTTGGGCGCTGCGGAATCGTTCCTCGGCTGGGCGATGGTTTGGCACATCGCGGCGTGGAAATCCAGCCTTGGGTGAATGGCCAGCGACGTGGTGCTCAAAACACTGAATATCGCGATATTATGCAATGGTGTCAGTTATTTAGTCTGGTGCCTACACCGAAAACACAATGGCCCGGATCGCTTCCGCGACTCCATTATGGTTGTAAACCGATGGGAACATCAGATCGGCCATCGTGAAAACAAACGTCAGCAACATACCGCCGGCGCCCAGCACGGCGACGACGAGTGCGGCTGTCATATGAGCAATTCCTTTTCCCGACACGACCTGATCAATGCCGAAGAACCCTAGTCCTCCAAATGCGATGCATGTCATCAAGGCCGCGAGCGCGACCCATCCCATGCGGCCGCCCATGAAGAACCCAAAATGGGCACCGGCCCAGTTGAGGCCAAGCAGCAACGCTAGGGCCAGCAATCCGCATAGGGTGAACGTGATGACCGGGCGCGATTTGCCGGAAGGACCGCCAAAGCCACCAGCGATTGGCATGAAGAACGGAAAGAACATCATCTTGTCATCCTTTGGTTGTCGATCACCGCCCACCGATCGGAAGGGAACGGATAGCAGCGGCGATGTCTTGGGCGGTCGGGAGGCGCTTCATCTTCATGCGATACTCGGGCACCTCGACCTCGCCACCGTAGTCGTCAATTTCGATGTGCGCAGGGATCACCTTGTCAGGCGCAGGGACCATCGCCGCCATGCCCTCCGCCACCTTCGCACAAGCCTCTCTGACCCTCTCGGCTTCGGATGCACGATGGCGGGCGAAGGAAAGCACAAGCGGCGTGTCGCACTTGCCTTGGCGGATAGGTCCGAGATCGACGCACCACCCGGCAGCGCCCATATAGTCAGCCGCTGCTTCCCGATCCGCTTGCGTCACCTCCACTATAGATAGATCAGACATTGGCGGGGTCCTTGCTAACGGGGTCGGCAGGCTCGGCTCCGAACAGGTTGAAGCGCATGCGGAGCACCCTCGCGCGCTTGCGGCGTCCAGCGATGTCATCCGGGTATTTCCGGTCCATGATCTCGTTCAACTCGGTGTCGGTTTCTACGGAGGCAAGCATGTCCACCTCCATCCGGTCGAGCGGCTTGCGCCACCATCCGAGCGCGACGATCGGTGGGAACATCTTACTGCGGAATCCACCGCACTTGCGGCACCATGCCGAGCCGTTGGTGTACGTCCCGAACCGGACGTGCTGGCGACCCCAAACATGGTCGCACATGAACTCGCTCTGATATTGAGCGAACGCCTCGATCTCCGCATCCGCGATCGTCGGTCCTTCTCCGCGAATGAATGTGCCGCGTGGAAACGCCTCAAAAAACGGTGTCGCTGGAATGATGCCGTGCCCCCACTGGACGATGCAATCATCGGGCCACGCGCATGCTGGCTCATACTCAGTTTCGGTGCCGAGCAAGGCTGAGAGGCGGTGTTCAGCCGTCCCCTCGATGTGGTGAGCTGCGATCCTCATCACTCTTCCCCTGGTATCGGCGCTACGTCGAGCATGGCGGA